AGAACCTATCCTATATTTTGTGTGAAATAAGAAAAGAAGAGGAACAGCTGTCCGATGGGCGGCTGTTTTTTTGCGCCTTTGGAGAGATTGGATAAAAAAAGAACATATCTTTGTATGCTTTATATATTGCAATAAAGAATAGTATGCAGTATTATATATACAACAAAACAAGACAGGGAAGAGAGAAAGGAGGCAGCAGATGAACACCCAATTTAAAAAAGGAGCATTGGAACTGTGTGTACTGTCCCAGTTGCGGAAAGCGGACAAGTATGGATATGAATTGACCGAAACAATTTCCCGGGAAATGGAGCTGGCAACCGGCACCCTGTACCTGATTCTCAAACGGCTCAATGACGACGAATATGTGGAAACCTACTCGGTGGAGAGCGACGGGCGTCCGGCAAGGAAGTATTATCATCTGACAGAAAAAGGGCTGGAATATCAGCAGGCGCTGCGCAGCGAATGGAAAGAATTTACGGCAGCGGTCGACCGATTGATTTGGTAAGGAGGAAAAGTGATGACAAAACGAGAATATATGCAGCAGCTGAGCAGAGCGCTGGAAGGATATGAGCAGGGATTCGTGCAAGAGATTTTGGAAAGCTATGAGGAACATTTTGAGGCAGGGCTGAAAAGCGGAAGAAGCGAGGAGGAAATTTGCCGCGAATTGGGCGACATCGAGGAGCTGCTGCGGGAGATGGGCGATGAGGTGGAGTTTAAGAAGGAAGAAAGACCTCTGCCAAAGCCGGTGACCGCCATTGAGCCGGTGCAGTACAGCGGAATCAGCAAGGTGCAGCTGAACCTGTTTTCGATGGATGCGGAGATTTCCCGCTCCTGTGATGGAGAACTGCATGTTTACCTGCAAAGCGGGGAGGAACTTTCACAGTATCTGGAGGAACAGGTGGAAGGGGACACCTACATGGTAAACGAGAAAAAACCGATGAAGAAGCAACCGAGTTTGGATTTGGCATCTTTGCTGCGGATGATGCGCAATCCGACACCGAAGCTGATGGTGGAGCTGCCGGAAAGAATCGAATTTTTGCATGGAAAGACGACCAGCGGAGATTTGAAGCTGGATAAGCTCAACAGCCGGGCGGTCGAGCTGGAAACCACGAGCGGGGACATCCAAATCACACAGATGGTGGCGGAAGAGTCGGTCATCAAAGCAAGCAGCGGCGATATTCGGCTGGAACAGGTCAATGTGAGCGAGATGGTTTTGCAGAACAGCAGCGGCGATATAAGCTGGCAGGATGGTCAGGTGCAGCAGGCACAGCTGCGTACCGTCAGCGGAGATATAGAATTGACACATCTCAATGGACAGAAGGTCGAGCTTACAAGCGTCAGCGGGGACATCGAGCTGGACGGCGTGCGGGGAGAAAAATGGAAGGCAGAAACCTCCAGCGGTGATGTGGAGCTGTCGGGAAGCGAAGTGGAGCAGCTGGAGGCTGGAGGTTCTCAGCAGCAGCGGCGGTGTGGAGGGCGATTATTACGCACAGAACAGCCGCATCAAAACCAGCAGCGGGGACATTGACGTCCGTTTGAACCGCAAGGACAAGGAGTTGCAGGCGAAGGTCAGAACCGTTTCGGGGAGCAGTCGGATCTATGGGCAGGTCAACCTGAATGATTCCGGTGTGGAATGGGAGAAGGATCCAGAGCGGTATATCAGAGGGGAATTCATCAGCAGCTCGGGCGACATCCGTGTTCTGTAAGAGAAAGGATTCCTTTGATCTTGGACTGTAAGATAAAAAGAACAGCGACAGCAGGAGATTTTAGTGCTGTCGCTGTTCTTTTGTGTTTAGGCGATTGGATAGATAAATAGGAAAAGAAGAGCAAAGAGATGCAGCGCGCAGTGGTTTTTGGTTTGAAAGAGTAAGTAAGCAATAGAATAAATGTTAAAAAATGTAAGGTAAAAAGCACAAAACTGAGCGGATAAAAAAGAAAATTTTTATATAATTTATAAATCTGCGCGCAGGGGAGAAATTTGAGACAATTTAGATAAAAAATTATTAAAAACAGGGGAGATAAATTTAAAATTGCACAAATTTTTACGGAAAGTTTTTAAAATAGTGAAACTTCCGACAAGATTTTTACAAAGGGGATTTTCTTGACAGCGAAAGTGAAGATGAATATAATGACATCGACCCTGCTAAAATACAAAGGAGCAGGAAAATTTTGCAGATTGCAATTTTTAGAACAAAGGAGAACTTTATGCAAAACTTCAGAACAAAAGCACACAGCATCGACCGTTGGGGGAAGATGGCTGTTGCCGCTATGCTTTCTGTTGCGATGGCAGCGGTAATCTTTTGGGGATTGACCCGAACAGGTAATACAGATAAAACAGTGGCAGAGATGAGCATTGCACAGACAATCCGTGCATCGGGCGATACTTTGTCCGCCTCGCTGGACACCGATAAATTTACCGGAACCAGCATCAGACAGACCCGCATACTGCTGGAGGAAGAAAAAGGCAGAGCGGATGTTTTGTCGGAGGAAGAGGAACAGGAACAGCAGACACAGGACGATGAGGACGAGGATGAGCCGAAGCGTTTTCTGGGTGCCGCAGGAAGAGACGGCGCTGTGACGGTCAAGACGGTGGTGGAGGACCAGGTCATCGAGCATGAGGTAATCAACCGCGAGACCTCTCTGCTGGCTCCCGGCAAGACCAAGCTGGTGCAGAGCGGAAGCGATGGCAAAAAGACGGTGACCTATGAACAGAGAATGGTGGGTCGGGAAATTCGGAAGAAGAAGGTAATCGACGAGCAAATCCACCAGCAGCCGGTGACGGAAATTACTTTGACTGGTGTGGAAGGAAAGGCGGTATCTCCACTGGATTTTGGCATTGAGCTGGATGAAAATGGAGTTCCGACCGAGTACAGCAAGCTGCTGACCAACCAGGTGGCAGCCGGATATAATGTGGAAGGCGGTGCGCGCGGCGCTTCCGGTCAGGGATTATCGGCAGGATATGTTGCGGTGCATCCGGGAGAAATCCCGTATGGAACCAAAATGTATATTACCAGCGCAGATAACAGCTTTGTATACGGTTTTGCTGTGGCAGCCGATACCGGAGTGGGTCTGATGAACGATGTCATTGATGTGGACCTGTACTATGACACTTTTTTAGAAAGCTGTTTAAATGGCAAGCGAAATGTAAATATTTATATCCTGGACTAATAGTAAGGGCAGCTTCCCGAAGAGGGGGCTGCCCTTTTTTGCGAAAAGGGCAGGTAAAACAGAAAATGGGAAGAAAAAGAAGAATATAGGAAACCAGAACAGAGGGACTGTCCGCATAGGCGGGCAGTTTTTTTATAAAAATTTTTAAAAAAGAGGGGTGGTTGCATATATAAATGCAATTTTTGAGGTGAAAAGGGGGATGGGTGAAAAGGGACTTTGGATGATTGGGGAAAGGAGGAAGCAATCTGGAGGAACAGAAAAAGGAGTTTGCTTACTGGTATTTTGTGCTGCGCGACCCGAACCTTGCTGCCCAAAAAGCGGGAGTGGAAAAAGGGGTGCTACTGATGAACGACCGGGAGGTGCAGCGGGAGGTGCGCAGACTGCGCAGGAATCTGGGGAAGGAGAGCGCAGGGGAAATTGCAAAGCTGGGGCTGACAAGGCTGCTGTTTGGGCAGGCGGCGTGCGATGAAGAAGGGAAACCGGTGTTCGATGGGTTTTTGACCAGTAAAGTGGGAAGCGCAAAAGCGGCAGAATATCAGTTCTGGGACAAGCTGAAGGCGTGCGAGCTGCTGCTCAAGCTGAACGAACAGGAGAAGCAGGGGCAGGGCAGGAGCTTTGGCGGTGTGCTGGAGGCGCTGCAGCAGGGCGCGCAGAAGCTTTCGGAGGAGGAGCAGGGTGAAGAGCTTTAGCAGAAAACAGATGGAGCTGTTGAGCTGGTGGCTGCCGGAGAGGAGAACGAGCCGGTATGACGGAATCATCTGCGATGGCGCGGTGCGCAGCGGCAAGACCTTGTGTATGGCGATTTCCTTTTTTGCGTGGAGCATGAGCTGCTTTAACGGGCAGAGCTTTGCGTTGTGCGGAAAGACCATCTCCGGCGTGCGCAGGAACCTTTTGTCAGTAGTGCGGGGAACACTGGAGGAGATGGGGTTTGCATACAGCGAGAAGGTGAGCAAAAATTATGTGGAGCTGCGCTGCGGGCGGGTGTGCAACCGGTATTATCTGTTTTCGGGCAAGGATGCCGCAAGCGCCTCTTTGATTCAGGGAATGACCCTTGCCGGCGTGTTGTTTGACGAGGTTGCCTTGCAGAATCGGGAGTTTGTGGAGCAGGCAGTGGCGCGATGCTCGGTGGAGGGGAGCCGATTCTGGTTTAACTGCAACCCGGAGGGACCGGGGCATTGGTTTTACCGGGAATGGCTCCAAAGGAAGAAGCAGAAGAAACTGTATTATCTGCACTTTCTGATGGAGGACAACCCGGCTCTTTCCAAGCGGGTGAGGAAGCGGTATGAGCTGCTGTACAGCGGGAGCTTTTACCGCAGATTTATTCAGGGGGAATGGGTGGATGTACAGGGGCTGGTGTATCCGATGTTTTCTTTAGAGCGTCATATTGTACAGCAGGCGCCGGATTGCGAGCGGTTTTGTGTATCCTGCGACTATGGAACGGTGAATCCCTGCTCAATGGGACTGTGGGGAGAGCAGAGGGGAAGGTGGTACCGCCTGGCAGAATACTACTACGATGCGCGCAGAGAGGGAGCGTGCAGGACCGATGAGGAGCATTATGAACAGCTGGAAAGGCTGTGCGGAAATCGGAAGATCGAGCGGGTCATTGTGGACCCGAGTGCAGCCAGCTTTATTGCGTGCATCCGGCGGCACGGGCGATATTGGGTGGAGCCGGCAAAGAACGGGGTGCTGGAGGGCATCCAGCTGACAGCGGCGATGCTCAATGAGGGAAGGATCCGGTTTTGCAGTGGGTGTGCCGACAGCATCCGGGAATTTGGGGTCTATCGCTGGAGCGAGGAGCAGGGAAGGGAGCTCCCTGTGAAGGAAAACGACCATGCGATGGATGACATCCGATATTTTGTGATGGGACAGTTTGGGGCAAGAAAGGAGGGCTTTTTTGCGTTGTCACAGCAAAGAAATGAGAGCAAGAGGAGGTAGAGAGGATGTCCTGGGGATTGGGTAGGAGAGAGAAAAAGAAGAAGGATTGCCCGCCGGTGCAGTTTTGTGCGCAGAGCGTGCAATCGGGGTTATTGGAAAGCCGGATGGCGCAGGGACTGGGCAGCGAGGCACAGCGCAGGCTGTTTGAGCAGATCCGGCAGGCGGTGCCGCTGGTGGATGCAGCCATCGGGAAAATCATTCGTCTGGTGGGGGATTTTGAACTGGAATGCTCCAACCGGCAGGCGCAGGAGGAGCTGAGGCGATGGTGCAGTCAGGTGCCGGTGGGCGCAGGAGGAAGCGGACTGCGGCAGTTTCTGCACAGCTATCTGGACGACCTGCTGACCTACGGCAATGCGGTGGGGGAGATGGTGCCTTTCTGCGAAGGGGAGGGAATCGCAGCGCTGTACAATGTGCCGCTGGAAAACATCCTGATTCGGCAGGGGGAGAATCCGCTGGATGTGAAGCTGTTTGCCAACAGCCGGATGGGGGAGGCGGTGGAGCTTGCCCATCCCGAGCGGGTGCTGTACACAGCGCTGAATCCAAAGGCAGGGAGCGTGCAGGGCAGGTCGCTGCTGGAGGGGCTGCCGTTTGTTTCCTCGGTGCTGCTGAACATCTATCAGGCAATCGGGCAGAACTTTGAGCGGATGGGAAACCTTCGCTTTGCGGTGACCTACAAGCCGCAAGGCGGGGTGGACGGAGCGTATGCCAGAGAGATTGCGCAGCAGATGGCAAGTCAGTGGGCGGACACCATGCGGGAGAGCGGTCAGGTCAAGGATTTTGTGGCGGTGGGCGATGTGGACATCAAGGTTATCGGCGCAGACAATCAGGCGTTGGACACGCAGGTTCCGGTGCGGCAGATGCTCGAGCAGATCGTTGCAAAGCTGGGACTGCCGCCGTTTATTCTGGGGCTGAGCTGGTCTACCACCGAGCGGATGAGCCAGCAGCAGTCGGAAATTTTGGCAAGCGAGCTGGAAAGCTACCGCGCACTGCTGACACCGGTGATCCTGCGCATTTGCAGGTATCATCTGGAGCAGACGGGACTGGGCGGAAAGGTGCAGGTGAAGTGGAAGCATATCAGCATTGCCGACGAGGTGGAGCAGGCAAGAGCCAAACTGCTGGATATGCAGGCAAAAGAGATCGAGGCAAAAATCAACCAAAGGGACAGACAGCAGGAGGGGGAGCAAGATGAAGTGTGAAAAGAAAGGGAACCTGGTCAATCGTCAGGTGACGGTCGGGCAGGAGGATCTGGAGCAGATCAACCGGCTGACCAGAAGGGAATTTAGCCAGGAGGAGCTGTACTGCTTTCGGGTGGTGTTGTGCGACAATGATGTGGACCGACAGATGGAGCGGTTTGATGAGGAGACGCTGGAGCAGCTGGCGAGGATGTTTGTGGGGAAAACGGGAATCTGCGACCATCAGCCAAAGACAGCCAACCAGCTGGCAAGAATCTATCAGGCGCAGGTGGAGTATTTCCCGGGAAAAACCAATCTACTGGGAGAACCGTACTGCGCAGTGGTGGCAAAAGCGTACATGGTGCGCACCGAATCCAACCGCGATCTGATTCTGGAAATTGAGGCGGGCATCAAGAAGGAAGTCAGCGTGGGGTGCAGCATCAGGGAAAGCAGATGCTCCATCTGCCAGAGCGAGCGGACGTTGCAGGATTGCGGACATCGAAAGGGGGAATGGTATGAAGGAAGGCTGTGCCACACCGTTCTGCACGGGGCAGAGGATGCCTACGAATGGTCGTTTGTTGCGGTGCCTGCGCAGCGTCAGGCGGGCGTAGTGAAGGAAAGCCGTCTGGAGAGCCAGCAGAGGACGGTGCAGAAACTGTGGCAGGCAGGCGAAGAGGGCAGCGGGATGTGGATTGACCGGGAGGAAGCCTGCCAGATGAAGAGAATGATGAAAAATCTGATGGAGGACTGCGAGGATGCCAGAAGGATGGCACGAAAGGAGCTGCTGCAAAAGGCAGCAGGGGAGCAGATGGACGAGCGTGCCAGCGAGGAACTATGGGAGGTGCTGGAGCTGCTTTCCATCCGCCAGATGAAGGCGCTGGGAAAGCTGATCGACAACCGGCAGACAATGGAGCAGCCGCAGCTGGCGGGCAGAAGAGCGCAGAGCGGCAGGACAGAGGACGGATTTGTCATTTAGAGAGGATGGTAGAAGGATGAAGGGTGTAAGCTTACAGGGATATAACAGCAAATATGTGACCATGCTGGTCAAGGGGGAGCTGAAAGCAGGGGACCTGGTGGCAATGGGCGGCAACAACACAGTAGAGAAGGCGGTCAACAAACGATTTGTGGGTGTTGCGCACGCAATCCGAGATGGGTATGCGCTGGTGCAGACAGGCGGATTTGCGGTGTTGGGCTACTCGGGGAATGCGCCTGCGGTGGGATTTGCCAAGATGCAGGCGGATGCCAACGCGGATGCGGTGCTGAACGAAGGCGGCGGCGAGGTGCTGGTGACCGAGGTGGATACGGTCAACAAAAGCGTCGGCATCCTGTTTTAGAGGAAGAAAAATCAGAGATTTGCAAAAGGAGTTTTTAAGATGAAGTATAACTATCAGAATATCGCGATTTCCAAGGATTTTTACAAAAGCGGAGAGGGTTTTTCCAAATGTCTGGAGCGTCTGGATCCTTCCGAGCAGTACAGGGGCACCGAGCTTGCCGGTTACGATGCGTTCCAGCGACAGCTCAAGCGATTTGACATCAAGGTGTCCGGTCAGGACAGCGACCGTTTGCAGAAATTTTTTGCGACCTCGGACAGCGCAGCCCTCTTTCCTGAGTATGTAGCAAGAGCGGTCAAGCAGGGTGTGGACGGCAATCACATCCTGGAGGAAATCTGTGCGGCGCAGACCCAGATCGAAGGGATGGACTACCGCGCCATTGCCTCCGACCCGGATTGGGAGAGCCAGAAGCCGTCGGTGGTGGAGGAGGGCGGATTTATCCCAGAAACCTCTATCCGACTCAAGGAAAGCCTGATCCGACTGAAAAAGCGCGGCAGAATGATGGTGGCTTCCTATGAAGCAATCAAGTTTCAGCGACTGGACCTGTTTACGGTGGCACTCAAGCAGATTGGTTCCTGCATCGGCAGGGCGCAGCTGGAGGATGCGGTGGATGTGCTGATCAACGGCGACGGCAACAGCAATCCGGCGGAAAAGGTGCAGCTGGCACAGAGTGACAAGCTGACCTATCAGGACCTGCTGAACCTGTGGGGAAGCTTTGGGGAATATCAGATGAATGTGATGCTGGCATCCCACGACATGATGCTCAAGCTGTTGCAGGTGCCGGAGTTACAGGACCCGAAGACGGGACTGAACTTCCAGGCGACCGGCTGCCTTTCCACCCCGCTGGGTGCAAAGCTGTTTGTTTCTTCGGCGGTGCCAAAGGGAACCATCATCGGTCTGGACAGACGATATGCGCTGGAGATGGTGCAGGCAGGCGGCATCAACGTGGAGTATGACAAGCTGATCGACTGCCAGATGGAGCGAGCAGCGGTGACCTCCATTGCGGGATTTTCCAAAATCTTCCCGGATGCGGTCAAGGTGCTGGCGTAACGGAGAGAAGCGATGGATGAAAAGCAGTTGATGAAGGATTTTTGTCTGGTCAGCGGACTGGATGAACAGCAAGCAGAGGGCTGGAAGCCACTGGTGCTGGGCTGCTGGGAAGAGCTGTGCAGGCGGCTGCGCCCGGCGGTGCAGCCGCAGGAACACAGGGAGCGGCTCAGCCTTGCCTGTGCAGCGCTGGCATACTATCGTTTGCAGAGGATGCAGGGAGAGGTGTACAGCGGCATCAAGGTGGGGGACATCTCGCTGACAGCGGGCAGCGGACAGCAGTCGGAGGCGATGGTGCTGGAGATGGTGGGCGACCTGCTGGACAGC